CAACTCAACATTATTAGCATCAATTGAATTTAAATTGACAAGTTTTTGTTTAACTTTTTCATCAAGAGCTATGTATTTTATAATCATTTCGTCAACCACAGGTTCTTCCAAAGGATTATCTACAGAATAAATTGTACAAACAGTTTCAGTATTTGGATAAAGTCTTAACAAATATTCAACCATTGGTTTTTTATCAATATACAACATGTCAAAATAAACATCTTTGACTTTATATAAATTGTTTGGTTGAGAAACCACATTACCTTGTTGTGTTTTTAATAACCATTTGCCATCACCAACTTTAAAACCTGGTGGTTCTTGAGGGGTAAATATTTTTACACCCATTTGTTTTAAAAAAGTTTCTGTTTTTTTGTCAACAGCACTGGCTAAAGTAATATCACAATTTTCGTTTTTTAATTTTTTGATTAAATCAAAAATATATTCTTGTTCAACCATACCAAAGTTAAGATTAACAGTACCAATTAAAACTTTAGGTGATTCTCCTTTTCTAAAAATTTTTTTAATATCTACAGGTAAGTTATTTTTAAATTTTTCGGCAAATTGTTGTCTGTTATTTTCCCATTCATCATTGGTCATACCTATAGATTTATGATTGATACGGACAACGGTTGTAACACCAATCTTAACACCTTCTAAATAATTTTCAAAACAAAAAGTCACATCGTAAAAATGGAACCCGTTCACCTCTTCGTTGAAAGGTTTTTTTATTTTTGTTTTATCAATTGCAAAGAAAACTCCATCAACCGAAACCGTTTCTTCAACTTCTTGGTTTAAATCATCAGAATATGTTGATAACCAAGTCTTGCCTTCGTGTGTATGTGCGACACGACCATACATTTTTCTAGGTGTTTCCCACCATCTTCCACTAACTGGCATTTGTTTGGAACCAGCAACACCTAAAATACCATATTGTGGATGTTTTTCAAACATTTTTAAAAGTTTGTTACCCCATTGTTTGGTTTCTATGGATATATCATCATGACAAAAAACTACTATATCGTTTGTAGCTTGTTTTAACCCACGATTATAAGCAGTTGTTAGCGATTCACCGTTATTGATGATTTCAATAATCTCTAAGTGTTTGTGTAAACCAGAAGATTTTATAAGATGTTCCTTATGTTCTGGGTTGGTTTGTCTTGTACAATATACTACTGATACCATTACTTTTTAAATCTGTTATATGCGTTGTTTGTTATTTGTATTGTTTCAACCCCACCAATAAATTCTTGTAAATCGGCTGAGTCTGTATAGCTCATAGCTGAACGTAAATAAGCTTCAAAATTTTCAACCCATTGAGCCAATGTGTATTCAACTTTTCTAAATCGAACAACGCCTTCCGAAGTAGTTAAAACTTGTTTACCCCATTTTTTCTGAACTTCTTTTGTACTCATACCTCTGAACTTTTTGTAAACAGGTATTTTGTTTTTATAAGCAAATTCAGCTATCTTTTGACTTACTTTTATTTTACCCCATAAGTAATTGTCGCCACATGATTCAATCGCCTTATTGAAAAGGCTACCTACCATTACATAATCAGCACCCAAGGCCAATGCTTTTATAATATCGCTGTAGTTTTGCATACCACCATCAGCAACAATCTTGGCTGATTTGTCTAAAGTACATGATAAACCATAACACTCTTTGATAAGAGAAGCCATTGGAAACCCAATACCTGTGTGTACTGTTGTGCTACACCCACCACCATTACCAATCCCTACTCTTACATAATCAGCACCAGCTTCCGATAACAAAACATAGGTATTAGGGTTTGCAATGTTTCCAACCATAAGTGTTAATTTTGGATATTTTATTTTTATATTTCTAACAGCCGTAACCAAAATTTCCATATGACCATTCGCAATATCAATAAGGTAATAACCTTTAGGGTCTAATTTGTCGTTTAGATACATATTAAGTATTTCATCCAATGAATAAGATACAAAACCACACAAAAATTCCTCACCTCTTGGTAAACATAAGTTTATTTTCAAAGAAGTAAATAGGTCTTTGTTATCAAGATTGACAACCGTATCCATTGGTGCTGTTATCAAAGGCAAAAACCCATTGTGGTATGGGTTTATGTTTTTTCGACTATTGATTTCTGAATTAGTAGCTGGTTTTATCAATATATCGTTAAAATCAAATTTTTCAGTCATTAATTTTGTTTTTACAAATATACTTATTTTTTTTTTAATTGTCAACGTTTTTGTAATATTAATATATTTATAAACAAACCCACTTCGTGGTTATTGAAATTATGGTAATATATAAATCAACAAATCTAATAAATGGCAAAATTTATGTTGGCCAAGACACTAAAAATAACCCAAATTATTTAGGTTCTGGTAGAATATTAAAATTTGCTTTAAAAAAGTACGGTATTGAAAATTTTAAAAAAGAAATTTTAGAAGAATGTTCAACATTAGATGAATTGAATGAATTAGAAAAGTATTGGATTAAAAAATTAAACTCAACAAATAAAGATATTGGTTATAATGTTTCATTTGGCGGTCAAACAGGTTGGTATAAAGGATTAAAACATACTGAAGAAACAAAAAAACAATATTCATTAACCAGAAAAGATAAACTTATTGGTGATAAGAATGGAATGTATGGTAAACAACATACGGAAGATTCTAAGAAGAAAATGTCTAAACCACAATTTGGTGATAAAAATGGTATGTATGGCAAGAAACACACCGAAGAAACCAAGAAGAAAATGTCTGAAAGTTTAAGTGGTGAAAAAAATTCATTTTTTGGTAAACAACATACGGAAGATTCTAAGAAAAAAATGTCTGAAAGTGCTAAAAAAAGAAAAACTAACCCAAACAGTAAGAAAGTATCTGTTAATGGGTTAGTTTTTAATTCTGCATCAGAAGCTGCAAGGTTTTTTAATTTATCTACCAGTACAATAAGTTATAGATGTAGAGAAAAAACACTTAATTGTTTTTGGGTTGAATAGTACTCATTTGGTACCTGTACTGCCATACCCACCAGTTGAACGCTCAGTATTATCTGATATCCTATCAACTTTAACAAAATTTATTAATGTTTTACCAAGCACATTAGATAATACACCTTGAGCTATTCTATCACCATGTTGAATTATAAAATCTTCTCTACCATGATTTATTAATAAAACACCTATTTCACCTCTGTAATCACTATCAATAGTTCCAATTCCATTAAGAACAACAACACCATGTTTATACGCTAAACCACTGCGTGACCTAATTGTTATTTCCATGTGTTCGGGAATTTCAAAATAAAGACCCGTTTTAATTAATCCATATTCACTTGGTTTTAAAACAATTGGTTCAGATAGGTTGGCCCTTAAATCAAATCCAGATGAACCAGCTGTAGCATAGGCTGGGTCTGGGTTTGTTGATTTATTGGTAAACGCAACTTTTATCTTAAAAGCATCTGGGTTTGTTATAAAAGAATTATTCACATTTGCAAATTCTTTATCAAAATCTTCTTGACTATAATCACTATTAGGGTCACCAATCTCTAAGATTCGCTCCCTCATTCTTTCGTAAATATCCATTATTGTTTTGCAGCTTTTTGTGTGTGTTTAATAGCAAGAACATTACCCATTTTAAGTAGTTCACCAACCATTGAATTATGAAATTCAGCCATTTTATCATCCACTTTATCGAACATGATAATCGCTGAAAACTCTTCCTGTGTTAATTTAACACCGTGAGATAAAGCATAGTAAACACTACGCTCACTTACACGCATAGAAACCAAATTTTCTTTGAATTCATACATTTTACCTTGATTTTTACGGTGCCATTCAGATTTACATTCTTTGTAAAGATTTGCTTTTCCGATTTGATGTAAGAAACAAACTTTTAAAAGAGAAGTTTGGTCCACTTTCTCATCATCTGGCAACGAATTATTTATTCGAACCGCATAAGAAGCGACTCTTAATAAGTGGTCAATAAGACCACCTTCAAAAGCGTTATGATAATCAGCCATACTTGAGGCTGGTGCTTTGATGAAATCTTCCCCTAAAAAGGAGATAAGTTCATCGTTCATAAAACCATTTTTAGTTGCGGTTTCAAAATACTTTTTAGTATTTGCAACAATTTTTGTTTGGTCTAAAGACATTTCTTGCTAGTTTAAGTAATATGTTATTTTTTACAAATATACTAAACTTTATTTAAACTAGCAAGTAAAATCTTTATCTTTTTAAAACACTGTTAAGATTTTTAATTAAATTTTCATGTTTTAATTTTTCTTCTTCTGAATCCCATTGTCTAAGTTGATTTAAACTCACAATATCCTCAATGTTATCAACAATATCTAAAAAACTTTCTTCTTTTTTTAAAGTATCAGTAAAAGTTTTTTTGTGTTTTACAAATAAAGGACAATTTGACTTATTTTCTTGAATTTTTAATGAAGACTTGGCCGAGTTATCATCATCAGTCATTATTTGATTAATATTTTTCTTTGTTGAATCAATATGTTCATTG